ATTAAAGAATTAGAAATATTATGGATTGATAAAAATTATAAATCTTATAAAAAATTTTTATATGCAATGAACAAATATCCAGATATTCCAATAATAACTATGGATGATGGTTGTATTTATTGTATGAATCATATTGATATTTTAGTAAATTCATTTCTAGGAAATCAAAATTGTATATATTCTTGGGCACATTGGTTATGCAATGATATTGAATTTGGTAGCAGCGGTTATGGAATGATTTTTCCGCCAAATTGTTTTAAAGATTTTGGTATAGATATTTTAGAAAATTGTAATACAAAACTTATAGAAGAAAATAATGATGATGCATTTATTGGCTATTTAGCAAGTATATTAAAATTAAAAACGATGTTTTTATCGTCAATATGTGAAAAAAATAATAAAATTTTCAGAAATTTAAATTCAGGCGAAATATATGCATTATCTACTAATTTAGCGTATAATTCTGATGATATATCTAAAACAAAAATAATAGTAGATGATTATTTTATGCAAAAATTAAAACTTAATTTAATGGCTGCATATAAAAAATATATGAATGGTGCATTATTAAATTTAGATAATCCAACAAAATTTACTGAAAAAATTCAATATTTAAAAATATTTGATGTTACTGATTTAAAAACATATTGTTCTGATAAAATTTTATTGCGTGATTTTTGTAAACAAAAATTAGGTAAAGATATATGTATTCCAATTTTAAAAATTTATAATGATATAAATGATATAAATTTTTCTGAATTGCCTAATAAATTTGTATTGAAATGTAATCATGGCAGTTCAATGAATATAATATGTAATAATAAAGAAAATTTTAATTTTAATATAGCAATAAAAAAATTACGCTCATTTATTGATACAGACTATTCTATATTTTGTGGTTATGAATTACAATATAAAAATATTAATAGACAAATATTTTTAGAACAATATATGGATATTAAAACAGATTATAAATTTTTTTGTTTTAATGGAAATGCAAGATTTTGTCAAATTATAACTGATAGAGATACAGTAAGAAAAGATGCTTTTGTAGATTTAAACTTTATGCCATTAAATTATGCATATAATAATCATGAAACATTATATAATTATAAAGATTATTATATAGAAAATTTTGATGCAATGATAACATTAGCTAACATATTATCAAAATCTTTTAAATTTGTTAGAGTTGATTTTTATAATATAGAAAATACAATATATTTAGGTGAATTAACATTTACTCCTGATTCTGGTTATTTCAATTTTGTTAATCCAATTGTTGATTTTGAAATTGGTAAATTATTAAAATTATAAATCAAAATATGATAATATATAAAAAAATAAATAATTCTATTTGTGATGATATTAATGGTTGGTTTAATGAAAATAATAAGTTTTTATTTAGTATACTATTAAATTATCAAAATGAAATTAATATTAATGGAAACATTTTAGAATTAGGTGTATATTATGGGAAATGCTTTGTATTCATGTATAATTTCTTAAAAAATACAGAAAAATTAATAGGTATTGATAATTTACCATTCTTTAAAAAAACACAAGAAATATACAAACTATATGATAATATTAATTTTTATATAGATAACACATCTAATTTATTAAATTTGAATATTAGTAATGTTCGTTTTTGTCATATAGATGCTAGTCATACATATGATGATGTTTATTTAGATATAAAAAATGCATATACTACTTTAATTCCAGGTAGTATTATGATATTAGATGATTTTTCAACAATTGATTATTTAAATGGACCTATTACTGCTTATTATATGACAATTATAAAAGATAAACTTGAACTATGTCCATTTTTAATTTCTAATAATAAAATATACTTATCAAATAAGTATTATGCAAGCTTATATTATAATTATTTAAAAAATAATATGAATAAATATATTCCTGATATACTAAAAGATAAGTTATTTATTAAATCATGTAAATCAAACTCAATATTTGACCAACCAGTAATATCATGTAGTGATATTAATACTGGTTTAGATCAAAATGAACAAATAGCAATTTATAACTATTAAAAATATTTACCGCCACTGAAATCAAATTTCGGTCTAAAACCGTTATCCGTTTCTATATTGTAATAATAATCTATACCAGGTCCTGGATATTTTGCAGAATCAGATGTATAGTTTCCTTCTTCGCTATATTGAGAATAATAAGCAGAGTAAGGATTCCCATCTTTATCAATTAATACCTTAGAGTCAAATTCAATAGACCTATCATTATTTTGGCCCCAACCATTCATAGATTCATATTCCTTAATAGTCATCCATTCATCTGCATAATAATCATGAACTTCATAATGGCCAGATGTGATTCTGTCATATTTATCTGTCTTGTCAATAACATAAGCGTCATGTCTATACTTGATATCAGGATGTGCAGACATATTTTCAGAAGCTGGAACCCAACGAGTAATTGTCTTTACTAAACGTTTAGCACCAGCATCATAAGTTGTAAGCTCATCAATATCCTTATACTTATAAACGGTTGTATAAGCTGATGTTTTTGGGTCAAATGTAGTTTCAGGAGTTCCATCTAATACATAAGCATTAGCAACCTTTACTCCATAAACTTTACTAAAATCATGAGGTGTAGTTAAAGAACCATCAGCATTACCGAAAGTTACACCATGATACAAATAACTATCTCTATCATAGTTAATGAAGGTGTTAATTCTTTCAATAATCTGTGCATCTCTAATAGGTTTATAAAGAACACATTCAATCAAGAAACTAAATGAAACTGTAATCTGTCTCCACTGTTCTTCACCCATGGATTCACTTTCAATAGTCCAGTTAACATTTTCAAGTTTCATCTTGATACTACGACGCTTATTAAAGAACCAGAATTCTTTAAGGTCGAAGAAACAAGCTGGATTGAATCTTGCACAAATCTGTTCTACTATTTGTTCAGCATCTGTCATCTTTTCAGCTTTTAATTCCATAGTAGTAGTAATATTATATGGAGTCGGCTGAACATCAGACCAGAACATTTCTTCATAATCACCTACAAGACCAGCACTCTGAAGCTCGTCTGTATAGAAAGCACGTTGTTCATATATACCCTTTGCACGATTTGAATCAAACTGCATAGAATCAAGTCTGTAAGTCAAATTCGGTAAAGAGATATAATACTTGTCCCCTGACTCTAATTCAGTCCTGAAGTCATGAGATTTCATTCTAGGACCAAATTTAATAGGAACATTAATTGTCTTTACAGGTTCGCCATATTCATTATAACGAATAACCTTTAAATCATTAAAGAAATTAGCAAAACCAATTAGAACAGATCTAAGGGTATCTGCATAGAAATAATTTTTAGGATATCCGAAGTTCGGAGCACCATCTACTGTGCCTTTCCAATATCCATTTTTACTTGGGTCGTAACCGGGTTGTTTATAATTTGCCATATTGTTATTTATTACCTCAAAAATCCGTCCATCCACAACTGATAAAGATTTGCAATCATATCAGTTATTTCAATTCCTTCTTCAGTCTTTACTGTAATTGTTTCATGACCAGCAAGACAAGCATATTCCTGTTGGAACATCTGAATTCCGAAGTCACGAATCATACGTTTACGCCATGCTTCATCACGTCCTGGAATCTCGAACCATTGAATCTTAGCAGGAACATAACTGGAATTACCACTAATAGCCTTCATCCAAATGTTATAGAACTCATTCATACCGTGCGGGGTAGAAATAAGAATCATCATAGCATCCTTTCTACCAGATTGGGTCGGGAACACAGACTTAATAAAGTCCTTAGCTTCTTCTTCAGGCAAGAACGCAAATTCGTCCACAAGCATCAAGTCAACAGACTTACCACGAATTGCAGAAGAACCAGAAGCGTGGCAAGAAATTTTAGTTCCGTTATCAAAACCGATACTTTCTTTTGACCAACCACCACGGTCAGGATTGATACCTTGCTGTAGCCACAATGGTAGTTTTAAAATTGCCGACCTAATTCTCAATAGAATTTCTTTTGCCTGGTCTTCCTTGTTAGCCAGAACTGCAATAGTCTTATCGGCATTGAACAAAGCATACCACAAAATATAAAGTGTCGCAATGGTAGTTTTACCACACTGACGACCCATCATAATAATTCTATTATTTCGAATTACATTATCCTTGTCGTAGTATTTAGCGACAAGCATTTTTGTAATACGTTCCTGATATTCACGTAAATGAATAGGAGCTTCACCTTCATCTGTCAAGATATAGAAATACTTTGAAAAATAAAATATATCCTGGGAACATTTGACATATTCATCCATCTGTTCCTTAGTTACTTCCACTTGCTCCAAGTGGCCTCTAAGTTCTGGAGATTTCATCCACATAGTTATAAACCCTTTAAATTTAGATTAAATAATTAAATTAGTTTACTATATTTATAATTTTGCAGCTAAGAATATTAATTATTATAAATAACACATATGGCCGCACAAAAGAATTTAGCAGTTGAAGTCAATAAGATACGTGACGAAAAGTATAAGAATCAGTTAGTTGAAAAAATTGAAACTTATACTAAAGATATTAAATATGCCATAGTTGGTGCATTTAAGTCTAAATCAAAAGATTCTGTTCAAGGTATAATGGTAAAATCTACCGACCGTATAGTTGACGCTATCGGTTTATTGACTAATGAATTAAAGAGGATTTTAACAAATCCTATAGCTACGCCTGTAGATGCACAGTTGACAGAAGCATTAAAACCAGAATCAAGTACTGGTGCAGTAGCTGCAGAAAGTAATACAACTGCACAAGCTGCTGACCCTGCACTTCTTGATTCTTTGACTGCTATTCAGACTACCATTGAAAAAGGCGATAAAGAAATTGTTTCAACCGAAAAAGCACAAATTGCAAACCAAACTGCAATAGAAAAAGCTAAAAAACAGGATATTCTTTTAGGTAATGGTGTAAAACAGACGGTCGACAAAGATAAAAAGAAAACTAAAGCAGAACGTCCTAAATTCCCAATTGATTTCAAGCAATTCATGG